TATACGGAAGATGGACGGGAATCGGTCTCCAAGAAAGCCTCTCAGTTTACATCTATTCGTAATGCTGGTGGCTTCACCATGGCTTGTGGTACTAGATATCACCCAGTGGATATATACGACACTTGGAAGAAGCAGATGTATGAAGACTACGACGACGAAGGCTTCTTAGTTGACCACAAGCCAGTGTGGGAAGTCAAGGAGTATGTCGTAGAAAAAGATGGTCTGTTCATCTGGCCACGTGTTATTCGTGATGACGGGAAGGCTTATGGATTTGATAGAAGGGCTCTTGCTCGTATTAGGGCTGAGTATTCTGACCGCGTTCAGTTCTATGCTCAGTATTATAATGACCCTAATGACCCTGGCTCTAACCGCATTAGTCGTGACAAATTTCAATACTATAATCCGCGCTATCTCAAGAGGTCTGGTGGCGATTGGTATTATAAAGAGAATAAACTAAACATCTATGCTGCGGTTGACTTCGCCTTCTCTTTATCTAAGGCGGCTGACTTTACAGCAATCGTGGTGGTTGGTGTAGACTGTGATGACAACTATTATGTAGTGGATATTGACAGATTTAAGTCTGACAAAACAATTGAATACTTCAAACACATTGCTGCCTTGCATAGTAAATGGGGCTTCAAGAAGCTCCGTGCTGAGGTTACAGTGGCTCAGAAGGTAATTGTTAACGACATCACAGGGTATGTTCGTAAAGAGGGCCTGAGGCTTTCTGTGGAAGAATTTAGACCATCCAAAGCAGAGGGCACTAAAGAGGAACGTATTGCTGCTGCACTTGAGCATAGATACGATAACTACCAGATGTGGCACTTTGAAGGCGGCTGGACACCGGTACTAGAAGAGGAATTGATTCTTGCCAGGCCAGCTCACGACGACGTAAAGGATGCCTTGGCATCAGCAGTAGAAATTGCAGTTAAGCCGAAGAAGTCCCGCTCAAGTATGGGCCCTGATTTCTTTAAAACACAAGTAAGAACAAATTCTAGATTTGGTGGTGTGTCATTCAAGTAGGTAAAAATGTATAACGAAAACAGCATAAAAGCACTAAAAGAAGATACTAAGCGTGTATGTAAGCAATGTGGCTCAATCTATTTTGGAAGGGGTAACTCAAAGTATTGTGGCAACAAATGTATGAGTATGAACTCTTATGAAGCAAATATGCTTAAGCCAGAGTTTAGATTAAGTAAATTAATGGCAATGGCTAAGAACAGAGCTAAAACAAAAGGCTTGGAATTTAACTTAAGTTTAGATTATTTAATGGACTTATGGGATGGTCATTGCGCCTTGTCTGGAATTGAGTTAGAGCTGAATAGGTCTGATAAAGGAAAGGTAAATCCATACGCACCATCTTTAGATAGGATTGTACCTGAACTTGGGTACACAATGGGAAATGTTAGGATAGTTTGCTATCAAATGAATGTTGCTTTGTCTGAATTTGGACTAGACCAGTTCGATGAACTTGTTAGACAATATGTTGCATACAATAAATTAGTTTAGGAGTGGCTTTTAAATGAGCGATAAAGTAGCAGAAATTACCAACCTAATGCAAGTAGATACGCCCGCAGCTTGGGTGAGCTACATGTGGGACCAGTACAATGGGCAACGACAGGAGAAGATTGCAGAATGGCAAGAGCTTCGCAATTATATCTTTGCAACTGATACAACAACTACAACCAACTCGACGCTTCCATGGAAGAACTCGACCACACTACCAAAGCTGTGCCAGATTCGAGACAACTTGCATTCAAACTACATTAGTGCATTGTTCCCGAAAGACAACTGGATGAGCTGGATTCCGTTCTCTAAGGATGCTGCAGTAAAGTCCAAATCACAAGCTGTTAAAGCCTATATGGAGAACAAGACACGTGAAGGACATTTACGTACAGAAGTAAGTAAGTTGCTATATGACTTCATTGACTATGGAAATGCGTTTGTAACCTCCTACTTTGAAGCCAAGTACAAGGAGATGGCTGACGGGACAATTGTCCCCGATTATATAGGCCCACGGGCTCTACGAATCTCACCACTTGATATCGTGTTTAATCCACTTGCACCTACGTTTAATGAGAGCTGGAAGATTGTGCGGTCTGTGAAGACTGTTGGTGAGTTGAAGAAGCTTGCCAAGGAGAACCCTGACCAAGCCTTCTGGGGGCCCGTACTGGAACGTAGACGAGAGTTACAGCGTCGGATGGGTGCTTACAGCTCTGAGGACTTTAACAAGGCTGTAGGCTTCTCTGTGGACGGATTTGGCAACCTATACGAATACTTCCAAAGTGACTGGGTAGAGGTCCTTGAGTTCTACGGTGATTACCATGACGCAGACACTGGTGAGCTGTACACCAACCAAGTGATTACAATTGCTGACCGTTGTAACGTTGCACGTATCACAGACATTCCATCGTGGATGGGGAGCGCACCTATTCGTCATGTTGGGTGGCGCCTACGTCAAGACAATCTATGGGCCATGGGGCCACTAGACAACTTAGTTGGTATGCAGTATCGTATTGACCACTTGGAGAACCTTAAGGCAGACGCCATGGACTTGATTGTCCACCCACCATTGAAGATTATTGGTGAGGTTGAGGAGTTTGTATGGGGCCCAAGCGCTGAGATTCACATTGATGAAGGTGGTAACGTTGAAGAAGTTAGTAAGAACCTTAACGGGCTGGTCATGGCTGACAACAACATTCAGATGTTGGAAGACAAGATGGAGCTCATGGCAGGCGCACCACGAGAAGCAATGGGCATCCGTACGCCAGGAGAAAAGACCGCAACAGAAATCAACACATTGCAAAATGCAGCAGGGCGAATTTTCCAAGAGAAGATTACACATTTCGAAATCGAACTGCTCGAACCTCTGCTTAATGATATGCTTGAAGTAGCACGTCGTTCAATGGATGGGGCGGACTTGATTCGTGTTATGGATGATGAACTTGGCGTTCAGGAGTTTATGTCAGTTACTCGTGACGACATTGTTGCCAACGGCAAGCTTCGTCCAGTTGGTGCTCGTCACTTTGCCAAACAGGCACAAGACTTGCAGAACTTGATTGGCGTGTTCAACTCTCCAATAGGTCAGTTGATTGGCCCTCACACCTCCGCAATCGCCCTCACAGAGTTCGTAAATGATGTGACTGGTCTCACTGGCTATGACATCTTCCGACCTAACGTGGCGCTTGAGGAGCAGCAGGAGACTAATGCTACCGCCAACCAGATGCAAGAAGATCTAATGGTGGAAGCAGGGGCTGATGTTTCAGGTGGTGTAGTGTAATGAAGACAGTATGGACTAAAGGATTAAAAGCCGAGGAAAAGTCTGACGTAAAGGTTGCATTTGAAAGAGGAGCGTTCCTACGGGAGCGCCTCTCCTTTGTTATTCAAGATAAGATGGATGCTGCTGACCGCGTTAGTCTTGCTAAAGAAGGGTATGATTGCGCTAACTGGGCTTACAAACAAGCTGATAATGTGGGATATAGGCGCGCAATGCAAGAAATTTTAGCCCTTTTAGAAAAATAATGTCACAAAAAGTCAAATTTTAAGTTATATATAATATAATATATAATATTTATTAATAATTATCTTATCTATCTTATTTATAATCTATAATATAATAAGAAAGCTATAAGTATATTTAAACTGAGAGTAGCGTCAATTGGTTAACGTGACGCCCTTGGATGGCGGATATTACAGGTTCGAGTCCTGTCTCTCAGACCAAATTAAGGGAATGTAGCTCAGATGGATAGAGCGTCCGCCTTCTAAGCGGATGGTCGTAGGTTCGAGTCCTACCATGCCCGCCAATTATTTAAGGAGTTATAAATAATGTCAGACCCGTCATTATTTTCACAGGATAATCCGCAGGAAACCCCTGCACAGCCAACTAGCGTTCCAACAGAAAGTCTTTTTGCCGACCAGCTTAAGACAATCGTGGACGAAACCGGTAGACAAAAATACGAGACCCCAGAGGACGCTCTCAAAGCACTCAAGCATTCACAAGAGTATATCCCCTCTCTTAAAGGGCAAGTGAGCCAATATGAGCAGGAGATTACTCGACTGAAAGCTGAACTAGAACAAAGAAGCTCTGTAGAGGACCTTGTATCGCGTCTAACAACTCAACAAGAACCGAAGGACCCGGCAACACCAGCCCCAGCAGGTCTTGATGAGGAAGCAGTTCAGAAAATGCTTGAAGAGGTTCTTGCTAAGCGTGACACTGAGTCAACAGTTAAGCAGAACCTCGTTAAAGTAGAAGCTGCTCTTAGTGAGAAGTTTGGAGACAAAGCAGCCGAAGTTTTGAATAAGAAAGCAGAAGCACTTGGCCTCACTAAAGAACAACTTAAGAACATGGCGGCTACCACCCCACAAGTTGTTCTGTCTTTGTTTGAGGCAGCCCATGCTCCAACACCTACGCCAACTGCTGGCGGACATCGAAGTGTGCCTCTCTCTAGTCCTGAAATGACTCTTGAACAGCGTCTTGCAGAGGCAGAGAAGAAGGTTAAGTTTAGCGGTATCAACCGCACTAATGTAGACTTGGTTGCCCAACTCCGAAGAGAGATGGAAACTAAGTTTGGTTATCAAGGATAATAATCAATGATTAATACAGCCACCAACCGTGCGTTTATTGAATCTGAGGTGTATTCTCAGTTCATTCTGTTGAACCTGCATGACGGTCTGTTGCCCGGTACTTTCTACCGTAACGTTTCAGATTTCCCTGCTGGTGAAACCCTGCACATCAAAACCGTAGGTGATGTGACCCTGCAAGAAGCTGGCGAAGAAGTGCCACTGGTCTTCAACCCAATCGAATCTGGTGAAGTAACCTTCCGTATCACCGAATACAAAGGTGACGCCTGGTACATCACTGATAAGATGCGTGAAGACGGTGCTCAAATCGATTCTCTGCTGGCTCAGCGTGCACAAGCATCTACCCGTGCTATTCAAGAAACTTTTGAGTCTGACTTCCTGCGTGCAGCTAACGATGCTCAAACCCCTAACGACAAGAACACCATCAACGGCTTTGCTCACCGATTTGCTGCCACTGGCGCTAACAAAACCATGTCTCTTGAAGACATTGTTGACCTGCGTTTGGCGTTCGACAAGGCTAACGTTCCCGCTGAAGGTCGTATCCTGATTGTTGACCCAGTTGTTGAGGCCACCCTGAACAAGAAAGTGACCATCACCTCTGACATCACCCCGTTCGCAGTTGACCTGATTAAGAACGGTATGGCTCGTGGTCAGCGTTTCATCATGAACCTGTACGGCTTCGACATTATGACCTCCAACCGCCTGCCTCGCCTGAAAGCTGAGGAAGCAACCGCTGGTGGTGCCGCAGGTGACATCGCTAACATTGCAATGTGTATTGCTGATGACCAGTGCAAACCTATTATGGGTGCATGGCGTCGTATGCCTAAGAGTGAGTCTGAGCGCAACATCACCCTCCGTCGTGATGAGCACACTGTAACCTGCCGTTATGGCTTCGGTCCTCAGCGTGTCGACACACTTGGTGTAATCTTCACTTCTGCTACTGCCACTAAGTAATTAGTGGCTTTAGCCTTTTTAATCAACAAGGAATAATATAATGGCATACGAAAAGATGCGTCTTAGTGGCGTACACAATCACTATGGTGCACGTGACTCAGGCGGCACTGCTGGTATTAACCCAGATGCAAGTTCCTTCTCTCTGAACCTGGACGGCCCTAACTTGGATCTGCAGTTCCCGATGAGCAAGGAGTGTGGTATTCTGGTAACTGGTGTCGTCACGGCTCAGGCAACTGGTGTATTGACATCCTTGAAGGTAGGTGGCGTTGAAGTGAAAGACGCTACCGATGCCGATCCAGTGAAAATCCCGAAAGGCAACACTGGCGTGGTTACACAAGCTGGCCTAACTGGTGGCACTGTACTGTTCAAGTACATGCGCTACATGGGCTAATTAAAAGGGGCTGGACTTTTTAGTCCGGCCTTTTTTGTAAGGAGAGTAGATGAAACAATCGCTACTAGAAATGACTCAAGACATCTTGTCTGATATGTCTGATGACGAGGTTAACAGCATTGATGACACATTCGATAGTGCTCAAGTAGCCAACATCCTCCGTTCCACCTATCAGTCTATGATGTCTAACCGTAACTGGCCACATCTGCGTAAGTTAATTCAAATTATCCCATCTGGTCAAACAGGTCGTCCAACACACATGTATCTCCAAGAGGGCATAAAGGAGATAGTGTTCATCAACTACAACTGCTCCCAAGACAAAAATAAGCTTGACTACAGGCCAATGAAGTGGAGGGAACCAGACGACTTCTTACGGTTCTTGAATACACGTGACAACACCAAACCTGAGGTTGACGTAATTCAAGATGACACTGGGGTGCAATTACTGATACTAAACAACAAGGCTCCTCAATATTACACATCATTTGATGACGAATACCTGGTGTTTGATTCCTACGATATGCTAGTAGATGATACTCTACAGGAATCTAAGGTGCAGGCCATGGCATATATAATGCCTCAATGGAACCACACAGATTCCTTCATCCCAGACTTGCCATCTGAGGCCTTCTCTGCACTGTTGGCAGAGGCTAAGAGTGCTACAATGCTTAGGTTGAATCAAACGCAAGACATTAAGGCTGAACAAGACGCACGAAGACAACAGTCATGGCTTTCACGTAAGGCGTGGAGAGCACATGGCGGAATCCAATATCCGAACTACGGAAGACGAGGAAAACGATGATAGAGTATAAAGGCTACATGATTGAAGGTGATGGAACCTTTGGCATGAAGAGGATTAAGCCTATAGGCAAAGGTAGTGTGAACATGTCGTTAAGAGATAGCTACACTACTTATGAGTTTGCCAAACAGGCTATTGACACCTTTGAAGCGGAGAAAGAACATGGCAAGACAAAGAAGTCCAGTGGAGGTAAGGAACTGGGTTAAGGGATTAATTACAGAGGTCAGCCCTCTGACCTACCCAGAAAACGCTTCTGTTGAAGAGGTGAACTTTGTCTTGAATACAGACGGCAGCAGACACAGACGATATGGAATGGATTTTGAGACCGGGGCAGCCGCTACAAATACCACCATCTCTGATAGAGATGCTGCTTTGTCTATTTACAACTGGGAGAACCCCGGTGGTTACGCTGACAAAGACTTCTTAGTTGTTCAGGTCGGTAATGAAATCACTGTGTTGGAACAGCAAGAGTCTTTGTCTTACAACATTGTGCATGTTAAGAAGTTTGATGGCGTCAACGTAAAGACACGCTTCACTTTCACCTCAGTAGATGGCTTACTTATCGTCTCAACAGGGCAGAAACAGGTTCACACAATGTGGTTTAAAGACTACGCAAAAATTGTTTGGACCGAAGGTACTCTGAAAGTAAGGGACTTATTCGGGGTTGAGGACAAGTGGAATAACATCGACCTAAAGTCAGGGAACGAGATTAGTACAAGACCCGCAGAGCTGCTTGAGCCCCACATCTACAACCTACGCAACCAAACTTGGGGTATTGAAAGGAGAACGACTGGTAACACAGTTGAAGACCCGATAACAGCTTTCAAGAATGCATACACAACAGTACACAAAGAACTAACGGCATTTCCCTCCAACTCTGACCAAGTTACACAAGCACTGTACGCTGACTCAAATGATGACACTGGACGTACAGTTGATAGGTTCCATCCAAGAGACTTGGTAGAGAACCCAATTGGTAACTTTGAGGCGCCAACTGGACATTTCATAATTGATTTGTTTGAGCGTGGTGCAAGTAGAATGGAATCCCTCACTAGGATGAAAGATAAGTACCCATCCTTGGAGCACCCAGTTACAGAACTGCCAACTGACAAAACCCCAGGTGGAGTTAGTGTTGTTGGTGAGTACGCTGGCCGTGTTTGGTATGGTGGCCTCTCAGGTGAGATTATAGACGGTGATGAAAAATCTCCTCGTCTTTCTTCTTATGTGCTGTTTAGCAGACTTGTGCGTGACCCTACTGACATTACGCAATGTTATCAGGTAGGGGACCCCACTTCAAAAGACAACCCAGATATTATAGACACTGATGGTGGATTT